GTCCTTGTCCGGATACTGTAAAATTAGCCCGAGCAGTAGTAAGAGATAGGTTAGATAGTCCTGGTATTGCCCCAAAAGAAGCACCACTGCCAAAGCTAAAAGTTATTGTAGCATTTCCCGCAGAAGTGCGTAAGTTTCGCACTTCTAAAAGAGTAATTTCTCTTAGAAAAGAAGTAACAGGAATCTGCTCTGTAGCAGAAATATTCCTAATAGTTACTTTTTCATCTTGCAACCGACTAGCAACCCATCGGGCTGTAGTAATCGAATCTAAAGTGTCAGTAGGCCCAAGAAATTCTTTCACAATACTAAGCTAGTAATTTGGCCACAAATCCATTCACAGAAGGTACTGCCGTAGAAGCAAAAGTTAGGCGGATTGAAGTATTACTCAATCGTTCCGTAAAAACTCCTACAGTATCTCTATTACCGCTATTGCGAATTACTTCTACGCTGGGATTAGTATCAGTCAGGGTGTGCGTGATCACAAACACCGTATTAGTGCCATCTCCAAAAGGATTAGTAGTTACTGATCGCCGTCTTCCGGACCAACTGGCAAGCAAGGAAGGGGTGACATATTTGGCTGTATCTGTTCCCGCTTCTAGTTCGGCTAAAGTAGCACGCTGTACTTTACCCGATGTGGTTTCACTTGCGTCAGGAACTCCGGCCCCATGAACTTGCCAGATTATAGGAGAAGTTCCCAAAGTCACGGATTGAGTAATCTGCCTGTAAGTCACGCCCTCATCGTTATTCCCACTACCAGAGGCAACAGTTACAATCGCGTTTCTGAGTTCGGCTCCTGTACTAGCGTCAGCGGTGCGGGTAGCTGCAACAGAAGCTCCGTTCCAATTATAAAGTCCGTTTTCTGTGTTATTAGTTTGATTTGCGGCAATAAAACGAGAATTGGCTAAACTCATAGTTACCCCACCAATTGTCGAGCCAGGAGCATTTAAATTGATATTTGATGGGGCAGAAGCAAATACTGCGTCCTTGTAATCAAACCCTTCCAGAAGAGCATTTAAAGTACCAAAATTAACTAAATCGCTAGGATTTTCTGGGGCAACAGAAGCCCGAATTTTTCCTTTAAATTCAGTGTCAGACCAAAATTCAATAAAAGTCATAATTACCTCGATAAAATTGCATAACCACTAAAGGGACTACTAAAAATAATTTGAGTAGTATTTAAAGAAAGGTTTTGTACAAAAGCTTCTATTTTTACTCCTCCTGAACTAAAAACTTGAGTTTGTGGCTCAAAGCCTAAATTATGAATAATTGTCCAAGTTGCAGACGCAGGCGATTGAGTATGCTTGTAAAAAGCACTTCCCTCTCCCGGTAGTCCAGGAGAACCCCGAACATCAACAGCAGAGCTAATTGAAGAAACTAATCCAGATGGCCCGATATACCCACCCGTTGCTGGAGGAATACCCGAACCTCCTACCCAATTAACTACCTGAAAAACCCGTCGACTACCGTCAGCAACTAAGGATAAAACAGGCGCCCATCCAGCACCTCCAAGAGTCGCTGAAACGATTATCTGCCGACGAGTCCCGCTTAGTCGAATTTCTTGATTTTCTGTGTCGATAATAGGCATAGGAACTAGCACTCTCCAACAACGTAAACAATAGCCGAGAGAAGAGGGATAACGACGGTTTCAGAAACACACTCAATATCGCACTCCCAATAGTCTTTCCCTGCTCGTTGAGAGCTTGTCAATTTGATGCTTGTCGTCGGTAGTTGGCTTGTCACCAAAGCCGGCAAACTTGCCCGAAAAGTAGTGTAGCCAATAAGCGGATCGCCACGTTGGGTTACAAAATCTCCAAAGGATATTTGTGAAAAAACAAATTCAGCAAGTCTTTCGCCGCCTTGTTTTTTTGATAAATATCCGCGAAAAGTTTTATTACTTAAGTCGCCTTCAAAAAAAAAGGTCTCTTGCCACGTGGCCCCGCGCTTAATTTCAAAAATTAATCCTGTTATGCCGTATTCAGTCCCATTTAGCCGATCCATTGTTTAATTTTTTTTACACCTAAATTAATTTTACTGCAAATCACAACCAAAAAAAAAAGGAATCTTTTTAAGATTCCTTTAAAACAGCGCTTCCTCTGTGCTGAAAATTTAAAATTTATTTCTTATTAAGGTTTAGATTTGTAAACCCCCCGCCGGAAAACGCAGGGGATTTTTGAATCATTCTACTACCAAAATTAATATATCACATAATTTTAGATTTGTACTTTAACCTGCGAAATTGTTTTTCGGTCATAATTATTGGTTCTGGTTCTGGCTGTACCTCTGTTTCTACGCTCACGTTGTAACTAGCTAATAAATCCATTTCTCGCCGGCGAGTTTTAACAATTTCCTCAAAATCCTTACCTGATTCCGCAGCAATATCAGTTAACGTTTTCATTCCAGCTTTCACCGCCGCAACATTAGCATTTACTTCCTTCAAGGGATCAACCCAAGCCCATCCCCTAGAAGTAAACTTAGGCTTGCAATAAAAAGAGCGATTTTGAAAATAATCATCAATCTTGACTCGACCAGACAACACCGCCACATCAAGCCACTCTGAATAAAAAGGCATCAAAAACTGATTAATAAACCACACTTGCAACACCTGATAACAATCTCTTTCTTGCAGTAAAGCCGTCCGCGCAGAGGAATAAGAAGTCTCAGAAAAATCACCAGTAAATGCTTCATAACTAATCCCTATTGCGGTAGCAACCGATCGCAGCATCGATTTTAAAAATTCCGAGCCATTATCATTAGGAGTCGATGGAACAAACGCTTGCACTTGTTCCCCTGGTTGCAAAACGATCGCTTCCCCAGAATCCAAATCCCACGAACGATCGCCCGTTTCATCCTGACTGCCCAACACAACATTTTCAGGGTCAGGAGTGACAATAAAAGCATTAATTAAAGCCTGCGCTCTAGCGGTGGTAATCTTCGCATCCTCAAAAGCACCCATCTGACGAATGCGATTAATTACAGCATGAAGCCACGGCACGCCCCGGGTTTGTCCCGGTCGATCGCAAACAAACAAATGGTAAATATCATCTGCCATTACCCTGATTAATTTGCCATTTTCTACGGCACGGGTAAACTGAGTATCGCCGGGGTGGTAGGGATACAGGTGGTAAGCCACCGGGCGCTGCCACTCATTCAACTCCACGCCCATCTTAATTAGATTACCCCCATAACCAGCCCCGACCCCGTGGGAATCGCACAACTGATCCGCTTCAATCACTTCTAAGGCGATCGGAATTGGACATCCCCCAAAACTTGATCGAATTTTTCGAAACAACACCTCCCCAGATTCGGCCACTGACTTAATAGCTAATCTTTGTAAATCCCCAAACGTCAGTTTTCCGGCAGTATGGCAATAACTTGCTTGTTGCCATTCGGCCCAAGCCTCTTCAATCTGCTCATTAATTTCTTCATTTAATCGATCGCCGCGTTTCCTTTTAACCTGACTTTGAAACCCAAAACCAGTGCCAATGATATTATTGGGTAAAGTCGCTTGAATGGCGTGCTTTAAATAGGGATTATTTCGGATTAAATCACGCGATCGATTCCGTAATCGCACCAAATCTGACCGCAAATCAGAATCAACCGAAGCAGAGCTAGTCAGCCAATCAGAAGTACTGCGAGTGTGCCGCGCTCCATCGTACCTTCTCAAATTTGCAATATTTGCAAATTTGGATTTTTTCTTTTTTTTACCCATAATCTTTACGGAATCGAATTTTTAAATTAGGAGATTCTCCTCGCACAGCTTTTTGTTCGCGGTAAACCTGAAATTTTAACCGAGTTTCCCATTCGCGCAACTCGTTAAGATTAGCACGAGTAAATTCTCTTTCTCCAATTTTATAAGCTTGCCCGCTTAACAAAACCGACTGAATCGCCGTTTGAATCTGAGCTAACATTTTCTCAGCATAGGTACTGCCATCGTAAATATCTAAATCAAAAAAATTAGCTATCACCTCTAAAGTACCCGTCGCAACCGTCCGGCGTTTATTATCAACAGTTTGATAAGCTTGCCAACCGTATTTTCCCGGTGTCAAATTAGCCGAATCCTCAGAATTAATTTCAGTAACAAGATAATCATCCTCAATAGTAGCGGTCAAATCTAAACAACTATCTGGCCCTCGAATTGCCCAATTTAGGACTCCATCCATCATTGGAGAAGTCCAGCGAATATAATCACCAGCAACAATTTTAAGAGGGATTCCAAGAGCCATAATCTTGCAAATAATTTAAATATGTGTTATTCTTTTTTTATCTTACTATTCATTTCTTATTTCCCGTCGCGATGTTGACGCTTCGGGTGTTTTTTTACCACCCCTTAACAAACCCCGATCCACGTTTTGATCGCTCTTTTTTAACAGGCAGTTTAACATCTTCAACCTTTTCAACTTTTTCCGCAGCTGGTGGGAATAATTGCAATTCTAGCTTATTCCAATCAATCCGAGCAACTCCAGCCAAAATAGCAGCAGCATAGGCATAAACCAAACAATCAAGCGCCTCATTGCGATTACGAATTGTCACCCATTGCCGCTTAAGGTTTCCGTTACTAAAGCTTGTAACACACTTTTCTGCTGTCAATTGCTCAAAATATTCCTCTTCAATATTTTGGGGGAAATGAAAATAACCCGGGCCTGCCTGTGGCAACTTAAGTCTGGCATAAATTGAAGACTTTGCCGTATCAGTTCCTATCGGCCAAATCTGCACCCCTTTCTTAATACTTTTTCCCTTATAATTAAAATCCACAGCCGAAGGGCGAGAAATTACTGGTTTCCACAGCGTTGACGACCCTTTGACTGGGTAAACTTTTGGGCGCGTGCGACTGTAATTATAGACAGCTTGAGCGGCAAAACCCGTATCAATTGCCGCTAGACTAATAGCCAACTCCCCTAATTCGTGGCTGTAGGTAGCCTCAAGAATGCTATCTAAATCGTGCCAGATTTTTTCTTCCTGGGGACTGCCATAGATTTCCGTATGATAAACTAACCACGCCTCCTCTGCCTTCCCCCACCCCCACACCGACACTGCTAACCGGTTAGCTTGCACATCAATTCCTGCGGTCAGTAAAAGCGCACTACGGGGAACCGACAAAGAATTATACGGCTCCCGGCGATTGAACAGACTTCGCCACAGCAACCCCTCCCCGCTACCATCGTCAAATGGCAACCCTAGCGAAGTATTCCAGAAAACCTTAAGCAGTTGCGGACTATCCTTTGCTTCTAGATAAGCCTTGACTACATCAGCAAAAGACCGCCATGGCGAATACAACTCCGAAAGATGGAAACCAGCGATCGAGCTTTTGGGATTAGTTTGCATCCACCGCCCTTCTGCCAAAAACAAAGGCTTATGGGCGTCAGTAATTTTCCCAAAACACTCAACGCATTCATACCACGCCTCGACCTGATCACTAGACTTCTTAGACTCCCACTTAACTCGCTCCCAAACCAACGGCTGCAACTTCTGACAGTGAGGACAAGGAACATAGTAAATCCTTTTATCCGATCGCTCCCAATCCTTTTCAATCCGAGAAGCTCCCTTAATTGCCGGAGTGGAAACTTTTAGGATTACGCGGTTCCAGAAAGTAGCCGATCGCTTGACGGCCAAGTTGATCGGATCCCCCTCGGCCCCCGCCGAGGGGGGAAAACGATCCACCTCATCAAAAAGCAGTACCCGAATCGGACGGCTTGCCAAACTAGCCGGGGAATTAGCCCCAGACAAAGTGAGATGACCTCCCGGAAACACCTTGTGCAGAATCTCATTCCCCGAATCCCTGACCCGTCGATCCTTGACCAGTCCCGATAGACCAGGACAATCCCGAAGCATAGTAGCGATTCTATCTTTAGAAATAGCTTCGGCCATTTCGATCGTTGGCTGCACCATCATAATTGGTGACGGATCTTGGTGCATAAAATACCCAATCGTATTCAACGCCGCTTCTGTCTTCCCAACCTGAGCCGAAGCCATAATCACCACTTCCGGAACCCTGCCAATAGCATCCAATATCTCTTTAAGATAGGGAGTCCTACTCGTTCGCCACTTGCCCGGTTCAGCCGAAGCTTCTGGGGACAAATACCGGAACTCATCAGCCCAATCAGAAATTTTCAGTATCGGCGGTGGCGGCCAAACTGATTTACTGACTTTAACTAATACTTTCGCTGGGTTCCCCAGATTCCACTTCAAAATTTTTACTTAATTCCCACAAAACTTCATATATTGCCGATTTTAACCGATTTTCCACAGCGATCGGGTCATTAGTAATCGCTAATTCTGGTGCTAATTTACTTGGAATACCTAGCAACCGCGCCCTAGAATTACCAATCAAACCAGCCCACACCTTTTCGCACTGAGAAGCTTCCAGTAACTCGCCTTGCCTGACGGCATTTTCTAACTCAATTTTATCGGCTTGAGCCGATGTTAACCGCGTTTTCTCAGCAAAATAATTGTTTTTATCATTTTTCTGTTCTTTCTCTTCAATTTGCTTCCTTAAATGAGCAATTATCGACTTAACAATATCCCTCATCTCATCACTATCAGCAATAAACCCTCGATCGTGCCAATAATTAATAGTCGAGGCTGGAATATCCGTATATTCTGCAATTTGCCGAAAACTAAGCATATTTTTTCTCTCATTTCTCAACAACAATATATAAAATTTCTGTCCCTAGCCAAAAAACGCGCCATCGGAAGG